GCCGGAGAAGCAGCGCGTCGAAGCGGTGCGGGCGGCGATGGATGCAACGAAGGAAATGCGGTGGGTGCCGAACGCCGGGCCTCAGACGGACGCCTACAACAGCAAGGCGGATCTGCTGCTGTACGGCGGCGAGCCTGGCGGCGGCAAGAGCCAGCTGCTGCTGGGCCTGGCCTTCAACTGCCACCGCCGATCCCTTCTGATGCGCCGCAAGTACAGCGACCTCGGGCGGCTGATCGAGGACGCGCTGAAGGTCAACGGCGGCCGCAACGGGTTCAACGGCTCGCCGCCTCCGAAGCTGCGCCTTGGTGATGATCGGCAGATTGACTTCGGCGCCGCGCATCGCATCGGCGACGAACAAGACCAGATGGGCAAAGGACGCGACTTCCTCGGCATCGATGAAGCAACCCACTTCGCCGAGGCGCAGGTGCGCTTCCTGATGGGCTGGAACCGCACGGAGATTCAAGGCCAGCGCGTGCGCACCGTGCTTGCCACGAACCCACCGCTGAGCGCCGAAGGGCTTTGGGTGGTGGCGATGTTCGCGCCGTGGCTCGACCCGGCCTATGACAACCCCGCCAAGCCTGGCGAACTGCGCTGGGTTGTGTCGGATGAAGACGGCAAAGACTTCTGGGTCGATGGCCCGGAGCCGGCGATGGTCGGCGGCAAGCTGCGTACGCCCATGTCGCGTACCTACATCCCGGCTTCGGTAGACGACAACCCGGAGTACGCGCAGTCCGACTACAAGCGCCAGCTCGAAGCAATGCCCGAGCCGTACCGGTCGCTGCTCATGGGTGGCTTCAGGACATCGTTTCAGGACGCTCCGAACCAAGTCATCCCAACGGCGTGGGTCACTGCCGCGCAGGCGCGCTGGACGGCCAAGGCACCGGAAGGCGTGCCCATGTGCGCTATGGGTGTCGATGCCACCGGTGGCGGGGTTGACCCGATGATCATCGCCAATCGGCATGATGGGTGGTTCGCGCCGATCATCGAAATTCCAGCCAAGGAGCTTCCGGTCGAGCGCGCCGGCAGGATGGGCGCCGGCATCGTCGTGTCGCACCGCCGCGATGGCGCAACCGTAGTGATCGACATGGGCGGCGGCTTCGGCATCCCCATGTACGAGCAGTTGAAGGCCAACGATGTTTCAGTGGTGGGGCACAAGGGCAGCGCGGCCGCCACGAAGCGCACCAAAGACGGCGGGATGGGCTTCTTCAACAAGCGGTCCCAGGACATCTGGAAGTTCCGCGAAGCTCTTGACCCGGATCAGCCTGGCGGATCGCCGATCGCGCTGCCGCCTGACCCGAAGCTTGTGGCCGACCTCACCGCGCCCACTGTTGACACCGAATACAACGGGATCAAGGTCGAGAGCAAGGAAGACGTTTGCGACCGCCTCGGCCGATCCACGGACCGCGGCGATGCCGTCGTGATGGCGTGGTCCGCAGGCTCTACGGCTGCAACCAGTTGGAACCAATGGCCGGCAAGCAAGCCGCGCGGTCGCCTGCCGACATCCCAAGGCGGCCGACAACTACTCACCGGAAGGAAGTGATCATGGGCAAGCAGATCGGCAACTTCACCAAGTCCACCGTTGACCCGTTCGGGCTGTACACCACCAAGGACACGACCAAGACCGTCACCGCGCCGGCAACCGCAGCCATGCCGAACCCGGATGGCGAGGCAGTTGCTGCGGCCCGTCGGCGCAAACTGGCAGAGATGCAGGCGCGTGGTGGGCGCCAGTCAACCATCCTCGGCGAGCAAGATTTGCTGGGCGGGTAAGTGAGCTACGTAGACGACCTGATCACGGCCGGCGATCGCTTGTTCAGCAAGCGCGGCACGCTCATGTCCTTCTGGGATTGCGTGGCTCAAAACTTCGCCCCGGATCTAGCGGATTTCAACGGCCAGCAGTGCTTCGGCCAGGACTATGCCAGCGACCTGATGACGAGCTACCCGCTGCTGGTGGCGCGCGATCTTGCCGACCAGTTCGGCGCCATGCTGCGCCCGTCGGCTCAGGTTGCCGCCATCATGGAGGTGGAGGGCCTGAAGGACCACGAAGGCAAGAAGTGGCTGGAGTGGGCGGCCAAGGTCCAGCGCCGCGCGATGTACGACCGCGCCGCGCAGTACACCGTTGCCGCCAAGACAGGAGAGCGGTTCTTCAGCCTGTTCGGCCAGGGCGTGCTGACCGTCGAGAGCATGCCCGACAAGTCCAGCCTGCTGTACCGCCCGTGGCATCTGCGCGATGTCGTCTGGACCAACGGCCTGAGTGGCGCCGTGGAGTGCGTGCATCGCAAGTGGGATAACCCCACGGCGTGGGATCTGAAGCGCACTTTCGGCATCGAGAAGCTGCACCCGAACGTGGCGAAGTGGTTGCAGCCCGGCAAGGATCCTTACTGCGAAATCAAGTGCCGGCACATCGTGGTGCCAACGGATATGTACGAGGGCCCGGAGAAGTACCGCACGCCGCTGGTGTCCATCTACATGGATGTCGAGAACAAGCACATCATGGAGGTGACCGGGGCCCGGCGCAGCCCGTATGTCATCCCACGCTGGCAGCGCGACCATCGGAGTCAGTACGCCAGTAGCCCGGCGGTGACCTGCGCGCTGCCCGAGGCCCGCATGCTGCAGTCGATGGCATTCACGCTGATCGAGGCCGGCGAGAAGTTCGTGCGGCCGCCGCTGCTTGGCGTAGCCGGCGCCATCATCCGCGACGACATCAACGTGCAGGCCGGCGGCATCACCTGGCTCGAAGCCGACTATGACGAGCGCACCGGCGCGGCTTTGGCGCCGCTACGGCAGGACAAGTCCGGCATGCCCATCGGGTTCCAGATGCAGGACCGCAGCGAGCTGATGCTGCGCAAAGCCTTCTACGCGGACAAGCTGCAGCTGCCTCAGCGCGGCGGTCCGCAGGAGACGGCTTACGAGGTGGGCCAGCGCGTGCAGCAGTACATCCGCGACGCGCTTCCGCTGGTCGAGCCGGTCGAAATCGAGTTCAACGGCGGACTCTACGAGCGCACCTTTGAAGTGTTGCTGGAAGAGGGCGCATTCGGGCCGCCGGACGCCATCCCGCGGTCTCTGCGCGGCGCGAACATCGAGTTCAAGTTCTCCAGCCCGCTGCGCGAACAAGTGGACCGCCAGAAGGGCCGCATCTTCCTGGAGGGCGTGCAGCTCATCCAATCCGGCGCTGCGCTGGACCCGGCCGTGGCCAACATCCCGGATGCCGTCACCACCATGCGCGATGTGCTCGAAGGCATCGGCTGGGAGGCAAGTTGGGTGCGGTCGCCGGAGGAAGTGCAAGCCGCTGCCGATGCCCAGGCCGAGCAAGCCAAGGCGCAGCAGATGCTCGACTCGATGGGCCAGGCTTCGACCATCGCGAAGAACCTGGCCGGGGCGCAGAACGTGGCGCCGGTGCAGTGACCAAGCCAGGCACCACCAGGCGCGGCTTTGTCGCTGCCACTCATCAACCGCCCGCAACGCCAACCCCGTTCGAACTACCAGACATGCACGCCATCAAGGCCCTGCACCGCGGCGAAGCGACGCAAGACCAGCAGTTGCGCTTCGTGGCGTGGCTCGTGAAGGCGACCGGCGTGAGCGAGAACCCGTACCGGGCCGAGTCGGCGCGCGATACAGACTTTGCTTGCGGCAAGAAGTTCGTTGCAGACCAGTATTTCTCCATCGTGAAGATGCCAGTTCCGCGCGAGTAGCCCATGCACACATCAACAATCTCGACCTCGACCTGGCCGCAATCGACATCGCTGACGATGGCAATGATCGAGCGGATGGTGAGCATCATGGAAGAAGGTGAGCGAGAGAACCGCCGCCAGTCGATGGCGAACATGGCCGCCGGCCTGTTCAATCCATTCGGCGCGCTTCGCGTGGTCGAGTCGCCGCTGACGCAGCGCGAGGTGCCGATCAAGGTGCACAAGAGGCGCCGCAACCACTCGGCCCGCTACCACGCGCGAATCCAGAAGAAGTGGCTCAAGCGCTACGGCATGAAGCCTGAAATCTGCGCCTACGTGCTCGATGGCGGCGCCTACGGCCTTGGCTCGACGCTGGTGCTGCACCCGAAGCACGCGGCGATGCTGCGCATGTCCGTCCCAAACGATCCCGCCAATTTCTCCCCAACCGCAGCCCCTTGAAAGGACACCCTGCACATGAAAACCAAGGTCATAGACTATTCGCCAGTGGAGACGCCAAGGAACGTCTTCGCGCACGAGTTCGTAACCGAGATGAATTGTCATCTCGACGCCTTGCCAGGGAATCACTGCCGCGGAGTCGAGTTTTTTGATGGTGGAGAGAAAGTTGTGGTGTCCATCCAAAAGCCGTTTGCTTGGTTCAAGAACATTGAAGTAGCTGGAATCGAAGGCTTGTTCTCTCATCATTCAAACACCCGTGGCGCCGTGCAGCAAGAGATTGTCAAGGCACTGGCAGAGGTGCAATCATGAGCGACGAAGTCATCGATCCGCCAGTCACAGCAGCACCGCCAGCTCCGGCTCCTGCGCCGGTGGCCAACACTCCAGCCGCGCCTGCGCCGCCTGCTCCCGCGCCTGCTCCCGCACCAGAGCCGAGCCCGGCACCGGTCGCGCAGAAGTGGGCCGATTCCTGGCGCGAGGACATGGCCGGCCCGCTGGCCGACGATGCCACGCCAGACCAGAAGGCCGAGCACGAGAAGCTCCTGGGCCGCCTGAAGCGGCTGAATAGCCCAGGCGACGCAGCAAAGGCCTTGCGCGAGCAGGACAAACTCATCAGCAGCGGCCAACTGAAGCGGGCCCTGCCCAAGGACGCCAAGCCCGACCAGGTGGCAGCCTGGCGCACCGAGAACGGCATTCCCGAGACGCCGGACAAATACGACCTCGGCGTGCCTGCCGACATCGAGCTCAACCCCTACGACAAGAAGATGCTCGCGGGCGTGGCCGCCAAGATGCACGCGGCGAACGCCTCGCCCGAGGTGGTCAAGGCCGGCGTCGCGGCCTACTTCGAGACGCGCGCCGCAGTGGCCGCGGCAATGGAAGAGGCCAACGCTACCGCCAAGAGCGTCACGGTCGAGACGCTGCGCTCGGAATGGGGCGGCGACTACAAGACCAACCTGGACGGCGTCAACTCGATGTTGAAGAACTCGGACTCGCAGGCCGTGGCCGGCATCCTGGCGGCGCGCACTCCGGATGGCGTGCAGTTGCTCAACAACCCCGAGGTGATGCGCTGGCTTGCCGGCCACGCCAGGGAGTTGGGCTACGTGGGCGCCACGGTGGTCCCGGCCGGTGGCGATCTGGGCAAGACCATCGACGACGAGTTGACCGGCATCAAGGCGCTGATGGGCGACCCGGACTCGACCTACTGGAAGGGGCCGGCGGCAGAGAAGACGCAGGCCCGATACCGCGAATTGCTCGACGCGCAGGCCCGGCGCAACAAGAAGTAGTTCGCTTGCTGCGGCCTGCCAATATATATACACTATCGACACGAGCGCTGTAATATGCGCTCTGCATCAGCCGCAGCAAGGCCCAGACGGGCCCGGAGCCGGCCCTGAAAGGGCACCCCGGCTCTCGGCCATGAGGACACCCCAAGCGAAGGCAACCCCTTCACATCTTGGAGATCCATCATGGCCGAAAGTGCCTTTCAGACCCAGTACCGCGATGAACTCATCGCGGGCTTCGAGCGCAACAAAGCCCAGTTGCGCGACACCTGCACCACCGAGGGTGTCATCAAGGGCAACTCGATCGTCTTCGACGTGGTCGATTCTGGCAGCGCCACCGCCGTCACGCGCGGCCTGAACGGTCTCATCCCAGGCCGCCCGGACAACAACACGCAGTACACCTGCTCGTTGACCGAATGGCATGACATCCCGAAGAAGACCAACTACAACATCTTCGCCAGCCAAGGCGACCAGCGCGGCGTGATGCAGCGCACGTCGATGGCGGTGATGAACCGCAAGATCGACGACCAGATCATCGTCGAGTTGGCCACCGGCACGCAGTACGCCGGACTGACCGCCACCACGCTGACCATGCAACTAGCCATGCGCGCGCTGGCGATCCTGGGCAACGCCAACGTGCCCATCGACGGCAACCTCTCGGGGCTTCTGTCTCCTGCGGCGTGGGGCTACCTCATGCAGGTCAAGGAAGTGACCAGCAAGGACTACGTCAACGACGAAAAGCTCAAGGACGCACCGGTGCGCTTCCGCTGGGCCGGCATCACCTGGATGGTCCACAGCGGCCTGCCGGGCAATGCCACGTCGAGCGAGAAGCTGTTCGTCTACCACAAGGCCGCCATCGGTCACGGCATGGACGTGAAGGGCCTGCAGACCGCCGTTGACTACAACAGCGAGCAGGACTACTCGTTTTGCAGGATGACCGGCTACATGGGCGCGAAGTTGCTGCAGAACAGCGGCGTCGTGGTCATTCGGCACGATGGCAGTTCGATGGCTGCGACCGCCTGATCAACCAGACAACCAAGGAAACATCATGGCCTACGTAACCACCAACCCGCCCATCCTCACCACGCTCGGCCCGATCGCGGCGGCCGGCCGCCGCTGGTTCTACAGCTCGGCCGACACCGCCGCAACCGTGGACACCACCGGCTACATCAGCAACGGCGGGGACCTCGGCATGAAGGTCGGCGACATCGTCGATGTCCAGGTCACCGGCACAGGCGCGATCACGGCTCACCGAGTGGTCACCGTGTCTTCGACCGCCCCGGGCGCAGTCGACCTCGGCGACAGCACGGTCATCGGCAGCGCGACCAACACAGACTAGGAGTCCATCGTTCCTCCTTGAGTCGAGCCATCGATTCATTCCCGCCAGCGCAGTTCGAAAGGCCGCGCTGGCTTTTCCACAACTAGAGGCATAGCCAAATGACGACAGATACGATCACTCAGCCGCCCGTCGCTGCCCCCGCAAAGATCGAGGCCAAGCCTGAGGCCAAGCCGGTGCAGTTGCGCCAGACCCACCAGGGCCGCTTCAAGCTCGGCGGCCACTACACCCAGGACTGGGAGGTGTGCGTCGAGCCAGGCACCACGCTGGACGACTTGCTCAAGCCCGAGTTCTTCTGCCACGTTGCCAAGCAGCTGCGCACCTTCAGCAAGATCCGCGTGCTGCCCGATGACGCCAGTTGGTACGCCGAGTTGATCGTGCGATCCGCCGGCACGAATTGGGCCCGGTGCTCGCTGTTCAAGTTCGTCGAATTCGACGCCGTGCAGCCAGAGGCCCAAGCTGTCGAGTACGCCAAGGTCGGCTGGGGCGGCCCGTCGCAGAAGCACCGCGTGGTGCGCATCAGCGACGGCGCCGTGCTGTCCAAGGATCACGAGAGTTCCGAGATCGCGCAGGCATGGCTTAAGGACCACTTGAAGGCCCTCGGCCGCTGACATGGCCTCGACCAAGTTGAGCATTGCGAACGGAGTGCTCAGGCTGTTGAAGGAGGGCATGCTCACGCAGAGCGAGCTCACCAACAACACCCGCGAATCCGCTCGCTTGTTCAATGCGGTCTGGTCCGACGGCGCCGTGAATGGCGCGCTGGAGGCCGGGCAATGGAAGTTTGCGCGACGCACCGTGCAACTGGACGCGGCCACTGATGTCGAAGCCGACTTCGGGCTGCGCTACGCCTTCACCAAGCCAGACGACTTCGTGCGGACCATCGGCCAGTGGTCTGACGAGATGATGCAGTGCCCGTTGATGGACGTGCGCGAAGAGGCCGGCTACTGGTGGTCGAGCCAGTTGACCTGGTACCTCTCCTACGTCAGCAACGACCCGCAGTACGGGAACAACTATGGCTTGTGGCCGCAGAGCTTCCTGGAGTTCGCCCAGGCGCACATCGCGTCCAAGATGGCCGGGCCGCTCACGTCGCAGGGGAAAGAGATCCTGCAACTGCGCAAGATGCTGTTGCGCCAGGCGCTGAGCACCGACGCGATGGCCGACCCGACGAAGTTCCCACCGGTCGGTAGTTGGGCGCGCGCGCGCGGCGGCAGCGGTCCTCAAGGCCGCGAGCGTGGCGGGCCCTGGATGTGAACGGCACGCAGACCTACCTGGCATTCAACCGCGGGCGCATCAGCCGCCTGGGGATGGCGCGCATCGACCTGAAGCGCACGGCCATGTCGGCGGCCATCCAATCGAACTGGATGCCGCGCGTGCTGGGCAGCATGATGCTGCGGCCGGGCTTCGGCTACATCAACACCCAGCCGGGCCCGACGGCCCTGATCCCGTTCGTGTTTGCCACCGCCGACGCGGCGCTGGTGGAGGTGCACGACGGGCTGACCTCCTTCACGGTCAACGATGTCCGGCTGACCCGGCCGGCAGTGACCGCGGCTGTCACGAACGGCACGTTCAACGCGAACATCGTCGGCTGGACCATTGTCGATGCCGGCACAGTGAACGCTTGGCAGACAGGCGGCTACGCTGGATTGGCCGGGGATGGCACCGGCATTGCCAGTATTCAGCAGCAAGTCACTGTAGCCAATGTCGGCGTCGAGCATGCGCTGAGGATCGTTGTGCAGCGCGGCCCGCTCAGCATGCGCATCGGGTCAGCATCTGGCGGCTCGCAGTACCTGAGCGACACCGAACTCGGCACTGGCGCGCACTCCCTAGCGTTCACGCCGTCCGGTGACTTCTGGGTCAAGTTCTTCAACCAGAACGAGCGCATCGCGCTGCTGGACTCGTGCACCGTCGAGAGCGCGGGAGCCGTCAACCTGACATCACCTTGGGCGCTGGCCGACTTCCAATCTCTGCGCTACGACCAGTCCGGCGACATCATCTTCGTGGCCTGCAGCGGCAAGCAGCAGTACCGCGTCCTGCGCCGGCCGAACCGGTCGTGGTCCATCGAGCAGTACCTGGCCAACGACGGCCCCTTCCGTCTGGAGAACACCAGCACCACGACGCTGACGCCGAGCGACCTCAGCGGGAACATCACGCTCACCTCGTCGGCCGTGGCCGGCAGCGGCATCTTCCGATCGGGGCACGTCGGGGCGCTGTTCAGCATCTCATCGCTGGGTGGCCAGACCGTGTCGGCCAACATCGGCGCGGCCAATGTCTTCACCGGGCACATCGTCGTCACCGGCGTCGATTCAGGGCGCGAGTTCGCCGTCACGGTCAACGGGGTTTTCGTGGCGACGGTGACACTGCAGCGCAGCCTGGATGAGGGCGCGAACTGGGTCGATGTCGAGTCCTACGTCACGGC